TCAGCAAGGGGTTTTAGATCATCGTCCGTTGATGGTCTGGTATAAATCATATTATGAAATCCTTTGAGATCGTGATTTGAAATACCCCTCCCAACCTGCACTTTGAAAAGAGCAAGGAAGATAAGAGATTGATTCTATTGATATTTTTACGTTTTCAGCATTACTTAAAACTGGGAATTTAAACGTACCAGAATCTATTGGTGCGTTACCAAGAAGAGCGGTGGTATTGCCTACGATACGTCCTGTAAAAGTCTTAACTGATGGAGTTCTGTTGAGTGGTATGACAGTCGTTTTAAAATACCCTGCATCGTTGTATAGAAGTTTGAAGCTTCTTATTTGAAGTCTGCCAGATACAGATTTATTGTCTTGTTTGACATTAGGTTCAGTGAACTCATATTTAAAATTATAAGGTGTACCTGCGAACACGATAACGCCATTCATCAACTCACCTGCTATTGCACTACTAAGAATCTCCTGTCCTTTTTCTGTAACATATATCGCTGACGCATCGGTATAAGGAAGAGCTATTATACCTCCTGTTTCCATTTTGACTCTTCTGTCGAGTTTTATTCCAAATTTATAAGTGACCCCATCGGCAGTATAGACTGTGTCACTCTCTGCTAAATCCGTGCTTAAATTAATTTTCTCTAGATATAAAGAACCAGACCTTTCAATAATAATCCATACGTCTGACCCAGAGAATTCAGCCGATTTAATATTCCCAGTGAATTTCCATTTACTCCACGATGATTGTAACTTGTCTGCTCCATTAACATAATAAGAATAGACATAAATAGACGTTGGGTCATCACTACAAATAGCTAATAACATTGACAGGTTTGAAGAAGCTGCCAACTTAGTAATAGTACCCTCAAGATAAGAAGTAATATGTGATGTTATTTCCTCTGCATCTTGTGTGTCGTTTGCAGAATCAACATAATATTCTCTTACGCCACTCCATTTACCTCTTTTTGTACCAAAGAAAATATACTTACCTGCCGGAACGGGTTTAGCATCAAGTGATGCTTCATATTGGGTAACCGTGTCAATGCTTACTGAGGAAGCTGTGAGACTTCCCTCGCTTTTTAATGAAAATTGTGTCAGATCACTAAACATTATTAGCTGCTCTGAAAAGGGGATAGCGTGGCGTAGAATTGAAACCTTATTGTTACTTACTGCTATGTCCACTGGATCACCATCCAGTAAACTCATAACGGTTGTTCTGAAGAAATTAAAGTATGTTGAAGATTCACTTAGAATTACGTTTTCATCCGATAAGAACCCTAGCCGATTCTTATAAAAGAAAACATCATTAATGGTGTATCCAACAAACGAGGGCATTGAATTGGAGTCGTTGTCTCCTACCTTTCTCTTTCCCCATTCTGCTATCTTAATGTAGCTTGAGTGCGATGGTTCAGTTGCTGTTACAGAATGACTAATGTAGTCGTAGTAATCCCCATCTGCTTTAGTAAATAAGAAATACCCATCAGGCATTCTTATTAGTTGATGTGGCATGGTTGTAGCATCAAACCCCTCAGAAATACCCCCCTCTACCGATTCTTCCCAAATAGATTGACCAGTACCATTGTTATCAACAGTCTTTAACCAATAATCATCAGCTAACTTTTCGTTCTGTCCTCCGACTTTTATGTAGAATCCTACTGGAGCATCGTTTGCAGGGAGGTCTTTAAAATCTTCGGTTTGGTCTTTAAACGCAAACATGAATCTAGAACCTCTGGAATCACTTACACCTATTTTGAAATCTTCCCCATCATTTCTGACAATATGTAGTACGTTGTTCTTTATACCCTTAGAGAAATGTGACGGTAGGCTTAAATTGTTGAAAAGTTGAGTGGCTATTTGGTCAGTTTTAATGTGAGGTTCGTTAGCTACATTAGACGAATCGGGGGTTGTTCGTGTTGCGGTATCTACAACCGTTCCATCAACATTTTGTATTGTTATTCTGTAGTCCGTGGAGTAATCCCCCTGACGAACATACACAAGTGCTTCGGGATTTCTCACAGTTACTGTAGAAGTCGAAGCTGAAATTTCCTTTGTTTTATTAGCTAGGAAAGTATAATCGGCTACTGTAGTGGCACTGAGGTCTTTTAACGGGTTTGTAACGGATGTTAAATAAGACTTATCTGTAGTAGAAGCAACAACGTTTTGAGCAACACCCTCTTTGTCGAACACCCTCACCGGGGTTGTCGTGTCTGTTGGAGTGATAATAAGAGAGTACCATTCGTTTTCATCTCTTCTGATAGTGTGGATAAAAGAATCTCCAACAATACCTAGACTTGCTTTATGCTCTGTTGGAGGTCTTTTTTGAAGTCCATCCACAACCGATGACAAAGCGTTTTCTTGTGTTTCACATTGAGTCTTTCTTCTTACAGAAGCAGGTTGCTGTGACACTCCGTTAATAAGGTTAGGTATTGTTTCGTTAATTAACCCCATAACTACCACCAACTCTGTCGATCACTCTGTATACGTCATAATTATTGAAAATACTATAGTCACCTGCTTCAGCTTCTGCTGCTCTCAAATCAGCTAGAGCAACCGCTTCATCTGCTTCTTGGAAACCGTGAAGTTCCCTAGAACCTAGAACGCGATCTTGAAATATCCTAGCTCCTCTCACCGTAATGTAACGTCTTGCAGCTTCTGGGAGATCAGTGAATTCCAGTAGTATCGTTAGATTAGCTTTCACCTCTTTCCCAACAACAAAAGAGTGTGTTTTTCTGTTATAGAACTTCAACCCTCTTTGGATAAGGTCTAATTCAGTTTCACTATTGCTTACATCTGCCAAAAGAGTGTTTCCGGGCAATAGAACATGACCAGAAGCATCTTGTAACAGTTCCACCTCAAGCTCCCGATTCCAATGCCAACCATGCGATTGTACTGCTCTTGAGGTAGACTCAAGAAGAGTCTCAGCCATTTCAGCATCCACAAGACCACTGCTCAAACTATTAACAGGAGCTTCACCAACCGAACTAAGCAAAATATTTACCGCTTCTAATTTTGAAGTTGGGGTCATTATTTTTCCCTTTTTTTCTTATAAAATATAAAAAAAAGGAGAAGCAGGGGATTTCTCCCCCACCGCTCCTTTAAGTGTGGCGTAGTTTAAACGCTATTTAAGCTAATAGCACAAGCAGGTCTTAAAATGTTATGACCCATTGCATATTTACTTACGAACAAAGAACCTTGACGGTTGATCTGGTATTCAGATTCAACTGATAGGTCTTTCAATTTAACGGTTGCTGCCGCATCACGACTGAACATCAATCCACGGACTTTAGAGTAGTTACCGAAGTAAGAACCTGATCTGCCTGTAGCGATTGGATCAGAGTCACCACCTGCGTTGGAGTTCCAAAGCGCAGCAGTGCTTTGATCGGTTTGTGGAATGTGGTTAGACATAAGAATCTTAACCCCACCAATCACCGGCACAGTGCCAGAAGACAGACTACCTGATCCACCTACGTCTTTGTTCATGTAAGCAAGCGTATTTACATCCCCTGATACGTTAAACAAAGAGTAGTACTGAGCAGGTGGTAGAACACAAACTTTCTCGCCTGTAATGTCTTTAGAATCAAATTCTTTCAGAGCATCGTAGATAGCTTGTGCAATTTTAGAACCGTCCGTTGCGTGAGCAACAGTTGTTCCTATGTTGACGTTAGATGTGAACACCTCATCGTCAAAACCACCAATACCTGCTGTTATGCCAAGATTTTTGGTGGTGATTGAAGCAGATTTGGCAATGATTCTAGCCATGTTTCTGTCAAGTTGGTTACTCAGAGCGTTCCCGGCTTCTTTTGAGTAGATGCTACGCACATCATAATGGTTCATTAACTCATCAACAGAGTCAATGAATTGACTTGAGATTAGTAATGAATCCACTGTGACAACACGCTCACCATGCTTGATCGCATCACCTTGAATCAATTCACCGGGAGTGTGGTATTTGGCAACTGCTGTGCCTACCATTGGGAATTGAGCGGATTTACCCTTACTAATTGTACGAGTACGATGAAGCGGCATGAAGATGTTTCTTTCTTCAAATGCGGTTAAAACCTCTCCGGCATAAAGCTTGAGTAGGAGCGACCGTTCATCACCTGCCGCATTGGTTTGACCCAGACGGGAGACTGTCTGGTTTGTTGGAAATGCCATTGTATTAAGTTCCTGTTGAAGTTAAAAATGTGTTTTTTAAGCGCACACCTTTTCCGCAACACAGGACGCATTGAGATTGTCGATCCGTAGATCGGTCAGAACTTGTTACACTGTGGAGTTTCTTGGGTTATTGCTTTAGGTCTTTAAGAACGGAATGTCCTTAAAGGATGTTGCTACGGTTAAGTTTCGCAGCCACCTGTTGGCGATAGGCCGTGTCTGAGTCGTAACGAGGGTCTTTCATTGCAGAAGTTAATTCAGCAATTGAGTTAAACCCACCAGTATTACTCATTGACGTTTCGCCCTGAACTAGGGATGGTTCTGTGCCAACGGTATTGGCGAACCTTGAATTAAGACCCTCAACAGCAAGTATTATTTGATCAGGATCACCTGAGTTGACTTGCGAGTTAAAGGCATTTATCTCCCCGTTGGATAAATTTTGTTGCGCCCACATAACCATTTCTGTGTAGTTTTCTGGGCTTCCTGTGATTTCATAGGCTTGATCTTGTATGGAGTCTCTAATGGATTCCTGACCTGCAATGTAGGAGTCAACCATCTCTCTGGATAAACCTCGCTCTTCCCAAAGTCTGTCATAACTTTGGTCTGATAAATCACCGTTTGCAAGGTATTCTTGGGAGAATTCATTGTAGTAACTATCTTGTTGCGACTCGTCCATTGCATAATCGTTTTCGTCACTCTGCTCGTGCGACTCGTCCTCAAGAGCTTGTTCCTCCCGATAGTCTTTGTTGTGTAGTTTTGTTTCTAATTCGGAATAAGCGTTAGCCATGTCCTGTGGAGAATTAAACTTTTCCGGCAACCATTCTGGTCTGTCATCAGAAGAGGGGTTTTCAAGACCCTCTGCTTTTTCCAACATCTCTGAAACGTGTCCGGCATCTTCAAAATCTTCATCTCCCTGATAGGTTGAAATTTCTTCAGCCATTGATTATCTTCCTTGTGGTTTATTGGTTATTTCTTCTTTTCCCTATTTCTGCGGTTCTTCTTGCTATCCGGGGAACTAGGTCTTTTCTTTTTCTCTGCGGCTTTCTTACGTTTAGCTGAGATTCTTTGAATGCTCTCAACGTAATTGTTGTACTTGTCTTCTTTTCTCTTTCTAGCAACAATACTCTCAATACCTTTAAGAGATGTTGGTTTAGCAGCAGGTACTTTGTAGGTTTTATTTCCCATACTTACTGTCTTCTTACCAGAAGATTTCGCACTAGCTGTAGCTTTCTTTAACTTAGCTGAAGAAGTGTTAGCTCTTTTATTTTTAAGTGCTGTCATTTCCTCCTGAAGAGATTTACGAGTAGCGTTAGAATTCTCTTTAGGTTTCTTCTTAATCGAAAGAGGGGAGTTACTAAAGTCTGGTTTAGCACTTCTAAGTTTATCTTTAGAGCTTTTACCCCATTTACCTTTAGTAGTCACAGAACCTGTGGTGGGTTTAAGACTGTACTTGTCGTTCTTTGTGTTTTTATTTGACCCAGAACCTTTGTCCTTACCCCAACCACCTGTGAGAAGACCCTCAGAAGCTCTACTTTTATTGAACTTGGCAAACTCAGTCGTTTTTGAATTGACCTCTTTAGACACGTTCTTACGTTTCTTTGCTTCTGCTGCCTTTTTCCTTAAAGCTCTTCTTTTACCCTCTGCACGAACCTCTTCGTATTCATGCTTTTTCTTTTTCTTTTTAAGTGACTCTTCGGTAACTACGTTGTTGTATTTGCCCATCTTACTGTTGTCCTTGTTGTGGAATCATTTTCTGCATCATCTCTTTAAGAGCTTCCGGGTCTTTACCAACCCCATCACCCATTGACTTAACCATAGCAGGGGCAGATTTCTCAATCGCTCCACCCATCGTCTGCATCATCATCTGTTGCTGCTGTTGCTGCTGTATCATTTGCTGTTGCTGTTGCATCTCAGCTTGTAATTGCTCTTGAGTTTTAATTAACCCGTTGGTGTCAATCCCAAGGGATGCCCCGAGACGATCAATGTAATCATCTAACATTAAATGTTTAGCTATGGTTTCAGCACCAAGTGGTTGAAGCGATTGAATAAAGGTCATTAGATTGTTTAAATCATTACCTCTACCAAGAGCTTCGATTCCTGTGATGACTCTAGGTTGCAAACTGTCTTTGGGAAACGATGGCATTTTTCCACTTCTTTCCATCCTATCAAGAATCAACTTGACAAGCGGCATTTGGAATTCCATAGAAAGAACAGAGTAAACACCACCAAGGGCAGCTTCTAGCTCTTTAGCTTGCATACGGATTTCTTCAGCAGTAACACGTTCAGCATTTCTTGTAACAGAAGAAGACAACAGAAAAGCATACCCAAGACGTTCAGTAATAATTTGTGCTGTGTCTTGTGCAACTCTGAGGTCTGCTTGCTTTTGGGTTTGAAGAGTCGAAACATCATTAGCATCCCCTTGAACTATCCCTCCGTTAGGAGCTTCTGCGAGGGTTTTCAACCGGGTTGTTCCGTTAGGACGTACAAGGAATAAGACTTTAGATGATGCCGCACTTCCCTCAACAATGGCTTGCGTGAGTGCTTCAAGAGATTTTAAATCGCCAAGGAATTCTTCACACAACCCTCTGCCGTAATCTTCACCAGATATAGCTGTGAAACGTAACGCCAACCAAGGTGACTTCTCAACAGGGTATTCTCCTATTGAGGATGGGATTTTTAAACCTTTTACTTCTTGGTGGATGTGTACCTTTTCACCAATTCTACAAATGTAAGTAAACAGGTCTAAGTTTTTAGCATCTTTGTAAGATGATTCCCCCTCTACCATAGGAAGTAGTTCAAGAATCTCAGGAGGTAGCATTCTTGGGGAAACTGTCTCTTTGACAACAATTTCAAGAAGATTGCCATCGGTGTCTCGCTTTACAACATAACGGTCAAGCCTGAAGACTTTCATTTGACCTTTACGAGGGAGATGCACAAGAGCGTTCCCGGAAACAATGAGTTGTTTGAGTGCTTCAAAAACTGGAACACGAATAGCGGAAGATTCAATCTCGCTCATTGCTATACGTTCAAGCTTTGAAAGAGCTTCTTCAGCAGCACCTCGCTTTCCACCTAATTGTTCAAGGTCAAAATCGTCAATTGTTAATCGAAAGAAAGGGGAGTTGGGGGGAAGTAAAGCCATTAAGAGCTTCGATGCGAGGTTATTAGTACCTCTGCTTCCTACGGATTGATAAGGAGTCTTATAGACCGTAGTTCCGCTATGCCCATCTGGTGGCATCAACATGGGTATTGTTAATTCGGCAGCTTCTCTAGCTCTACTAAGAAAAGATTCACGAGCGGTGATTAGCTGAGTGTATCGACTTTCAGCTTGTTTTGCCCCTGCTTCAAGTCCATTTAAATTATGCATGATATGGACTCTCCATTATTAATTATTTAGGGATGGAAAGACCAGAAGCATTTGAGCCACCAAGCGACAATCCCATCTTGTTAACAGGTTTTGTTTTTATACTAGACCTGCCTGTACTTGGAGCAGTTGATATAGCTTTTTTCTTCCCGGAAGCTTTACTAGTGGCTTTTTTCATTACAGCTTCTTGTTCAGCCGGAGCAGCCGGAGGGGGAGGAGGGGGAGGAGGGGCAGGGTAAACAGTTTTAGAACACACGTTGGTGATCTCCTTTTTTTAGTTTATATGTATAATTAAGGGGTGTTTGCTTTTGTGGGTATATTTAACCCAGAACCCGAAGAATCTAAGGAAACTCCGGGGTCTTTTTTTATTCTGTAGTTACTTTTGCCTAGTCTTTTTTTGGCTAGTTCTGATTTCTCTTTTTCGCTGACACCCTTTCTTCTCACAACGGGAATTGCAGCGGCACTTGGTGCTTGGGCAGGTCGTGCTGTTTGCGGTGTTGGGGGAGGTGCTGCTGATCCACCGAGACACATATTTAATACTCCTCTAAATTATTATTTGTAAGATTTTCTATATATGAAATCACTATTCTTTTTCCTTGGTAAACCCTCAAGTCCTCTAACGTAAACACTTGATTCGTAGGGATTTTATCAGGGAACTGGTCGTTTAAATGTTCTATTAACCACAATGGTATTGGTTCACGAAAATAATCTGTACCTCTAGTGGTCACCACCCCCACCCCCCTGACATAGACGTTGCTGAATAATCGGTGACTTTACCCTCAAAGAAGTTCTTGACACTGTCTCCAGAAAGAATGTAATC